CTATCACACCCAAGGTTGGAGATATTGCTGTATTCCCATCTAACTACATTTATGAGCATGCATCTCTTCCAATGAAGAGCGGTACAAAATATTGTGTCGTAATCATGACTGATATTAATGAGTTAGGTCATCAGCATGTCCGATGAATACCAAAAAGTATCCTTTAAAACATACCGCCCATGGCTAACAAAAGAAAGTAAATCTGCTCCAACTCCTACTCAAAAAGAAATACCTCAGTGGTATAAAGATGCTGATAGGTTTGCTAAAAATCCAGTAACTGGGGAATACTATAAAGCGCCAAGAGAGGTTTGTCCATTTCCAAAATCTGGAACTACAGATGACTACGGAATGATTCCTACTTGGAAGGCTTGTCCAGCAATCATGGATGCTTTTATTACTGGCTATGTATTTAGAACTCCAACTGATATTACATTTACTAAAAATAGTAAAGGTTCTTTAGATTTTAAAATAGAAAATCAAATGTATAAAGATTTTTGTACATCTAGACCGCCAATGCCACAATTTGAACATCCGCAAGGATATTACAAAGATCACTTTGCTTGGATGCCAGATTGGGGCATGAAGTTACCAGAAGGTTATAGCGCATTATTTATGACTCCAATGAATAGGTTTGACCTACCATTTATGAATACTACTGGAGTGGTAGACTCAGACAAGGTTGAGTTATTGGGTAGTTTTCCATTTTTCATTATTGATGGTTGGGAGGGAACTATTCCAGCAGGAACTCCATACCTACAGATACTTCCATTTAAAAGAGAAAACTGGGAGCATGAACTTGACATTTTGGACTCATCAACAGTATATGCTAAAATAGTAGATAACGCAAATATTTATCGACAGCCAGATGGCGGGGTATATAAAGATAAAGTTTGGACAAGAAGAGAGTATAGGTAAAAGGAGATATCATGTCAACCTGGACAGAAAAAGAAACATTAGGGTTTGGAATTACTTGCTATAGAAATGTTATCAAACCAGAACTAAATATTATAGAAAGATTAGAAAGTCTTTTAGGTTCTCCAGCACCATGGGGAGAGTTATCTCCAGAAGGTAAGCCATATCACTGGCTACCAGCATATGTAGGGTATCAACAGTTAATGCCAGACTATCGTGACTGCTATGACTTCAAGTTTAAAAAGACAGATATTGAAAATGATAAAAGCGAAGACTCTCTTTTGCTTCAAAAAATTTGGCAAGACGTTTATGATGCACAGGCTCCAGCAGTAGATGATTATCGTAGAGATTATAACATTATGCCATTAAAGTATTGGGAAGCGTTTAACTTTATCAAGTATGGACCAGGACAACACTTTAAAGAGCACCACGATCATGGATTCTCTTATAATTGTACTGTTTCTTTAGTTGCATATATTAATGATGACTACGATGGCGGAGAATTATATTTTAGACTTCAGAACTTAAACATAAAGCCAAAGGCTGGAGATCTGTATGTTTTCCCATCAAACTTTATGTATCCACATCAGGCAATGCCAGTACATTCTGGAACTAAGTATTCAATTGTAACAATGCTTGACTATAGTAAAAAGTATCATACGCCAGATATGTATGATCCAAAGTGGGCCAATGAATAATGTTTAATATTACTGTTGAGAAGATGCCAGGATGTATTTTTAACATTGAACCAATGTCAATCAAAAGAGACTGGATGGACCTTACATCTGAAAATCATGCATACAGATGTTTTCCAGTAACTCAATCAAATGTTATAGGATGGTATCTTTCATGCTCAGAGGATATAGTTTTTACATGGGATGGAATAAATGACCAGACCGATCAACATGTAAAAATTACAAGTCCGTCAGGCTCATACTCTGGCAGAGGTCAATCTTCAATAAGTTTAAACACTTCCTTAATTTTTAGAACAGATCCAGATGTTAGCATTTGGACAATACATCCAGTTAACTATTTTAATGATGACTTTGAAACCATGTCCAGCGTGATAAGTACTTCATTCTATGACAACCCTCTACCTCTTGCCCTTAAAGCAAAAAAGGCTAATGTAGAAACTATTATAAAAGCAGGAACTCCTATTGCAACAATTATTCCAATATCTTTAACACATTTAAATAATACATCTATTGAAATTGTAGAATATAAAGATGAGGATCGCTCTAGGACAAATTCAAACATTGCTTATGGAGAAGCAGCACAGGTATTAAATTCTTCTGGCAACTGGACGGATTGGTATAGAAATGCTGTAAATGAAAAGAATGAGTCTGTAGGGTCTCATGAAGTAAAGACACTAAAGTTATATGTAAAAGATAACACTATAGGATGATATAATAATAATATGATACCAGAAGATGCAGTAAAGGTAATAAGAACGCCATCAGATACACCATCTGGGTTTTTTGGCTATGGTCCTGAAAATATAGTTGAGTTAGAAAATTTTATGACTGCAGAAGAGGTTGACTTTTTAGAAAAGGCAGCAAGAAACATAACTATTTGGGATGTAACTCAAAGTCATATAAATGAAAATGGAACAGTGATTTATGATTCAGAATATTGGAAAGACAGAGTTGCAACTGCGCCATCTTTAGATGCAAACGATCCAAAAATTATTCCAGTACTAATAGGATTATTTAATAGACTTCAGCCAATTATTGAAGATTTTTTTAAGGTAAAGGTACAACCTACAGGACAAACAATTGTTAAGTGGAATCCAGGACAATTTCAAATGCCTCACGCAGACAAAGAGTTGCACTTTGGATCAGATGCTGGATTACCAAATGATTTTCCATATTACGATATTTCAAGTTTGTTTTATATTAATGATGACTATGAGGGTGGAGAGTTATATTTTCCATATCAAAAGGTTCAATTTAAACCAAAGCGTGGTTCAGCATACTTTTTCCCAGGAGATATGAACTATGTCCATGGAGTAACAGAAGTTAAAAAATCTTTAAGATATACCTGTCCGTTTTTTTGGGAAATTTTAGAGCATACTGGAGACATAAAGCCAGACCCAAATGTAAAGTATCATAGAATTTTCCCTACAGAAGAAGAAGTAAAGTCCTGGGATCCGAAAAACGGTATAAGGAGAAATCATGAATAATAACTTTGTTGCAAAAGAATTATACCCATACATAATGCTTTATCAAGGTTTATTTGAAGATATAGATAAAAATATAGCAATTATTAGAGAGTCGGAGGCCAAAGATACAAATTTTTGTAAATGGTCAAGTTGGATGAATTTTGGGAGATATGTAGGTCAGACACCAAACTTAATTAATATTCATGAAAAAGGATATGATGTTGTTCAGGAAAAAAATAATTTAGAAGGACTAGAGTCTGACCAATATGATATGTTGTTGGAAATAGCAAAAAATGTATACATGGTAGATAAAGACTATATTGAAAGATATGGCTTAGATGTTGATTTTGGTGCATTCTCTCAAGACAAGAAACACAAACTATGGAAGTGTGGTGGGCCACAACTTTGTTCCTATGACATAGCAAATGAATCAACAGGTACTGCTGGATACGAAGCATATAGCAATGGCCTTGCTATGACATATCACTCTGATTACACAAGAGAGCCAATTAAGAGTCCAGGATATAAATTTGTTTTTAGCACTTTGGTATATCATAATGATGATTATGAGGGTGGAGAAATTTCATTTTATGTAAACAATAAGCAAATGACGTATGCTCCTAAAAAGGGAGATATATTGGTTTTCCCAGCAGGACATCCAGACTATCTCACTGAAGATGGTAAGGTATTTATACATGCAGCAAAGGCTGTTTCTAAAAATAATAAATATATATCTAGATCACATTGGTTAAAATATGAAGAGCCATCAGAAGAATGGAAAATGAAAGAAAAAGAATTTGGAGATTCTTGGACTTCAGTATATGAGGATTTATGTAGTGAATATAGAAAAAATAATCCAAATAAAGTTAAAATAGACAAAGAAGGGGTACAGAAAATTGAACTTAAATAATAAAAATAGAATAACTAAAGATATAGTCATTTATGAAAACTTTATTGATCCTCAAGTTGCTGCTAAACTTGTAAAAGTTTTAGATAAGCATGCAGAGTTGGGAACAATTAGTTGGATGCCAATATCATTTTATGAATCATACTCTTCTGTTCTTCCACAAGAT